CAACGGCACATGGCCGCCTCCCATCATATTGGCGGCATTCCTGAACATCGGTCTTTTTGCCCAGTCCATCATACATCTATTCCAAGTTGTTTTAATAAATCTATGAGAGCTTGTCCTTGTTCTGCGCCTCCTCCATATGTAGCCGTTATGCCTGTGCCTTGGGTTTGTGGCAACATACTGATGATCATTTTGCCGAGGGCCGCCAATCTATTCATTGGCTCACCAGCAAGGCCTTGTGCTGTCTGGTATTGGGCTGCCAAGCGTTTATCGGCAATGCCGCGTGCTTGACCGCCTAATGTATTTGTTAAATTAATTTGGTTCATCAGCATGTCTTGTCCCATTTGTCCAATGCCCGCGATTCCTTGTCCGAGTTGTCCGTATATCTGTGCGCCCTGCATGCCCATTTGTCCGGCACGCTGCATTCTCGCCTGTTGATCGGCAAAAGCGTTTTGCGCCTGTTGTTGTGCTGAAGTATAGCCCTGTTGACGCAATCCTCCGGCGGTGTCAGTCATGCCTCTGCCTAATTGATTATATCTTTCTTCCGCCATCAAACGTCCGCGACCGCCACCGTAGGCGCCACTTCCCACCGCACCGGCCCGCTTTGCCACATCCTGTGTGGCAAAATTCTTGTAAACATCGTCCAAACTCCGTTGGACCACATCTTCTTCATAAGGGTTGTAAAAGGATTTTCCCATGGCAGGATCATAGCCTTGGGCCCCGTAATATCCGGCCTGTATTCCTTGTCCCGTGGCCCCGAGTCCCTGTCCGTAAGCACCACCGGCCTGTTGTATGTAAGGCTGGAAACCGCCCAGACCACCAACCATTCCCCGTGCCTGTAATTCATAAGGATCCAGTCCGGCAAATTGTTGGGTGGGAATAGGGGTGGGTTGTTTAGCCCAATCCCAGACATTTCCGAGATAGCCACGGCGCATTTCTTCGATCCATGGCGGCTCATAGGAAATAGTGGACCCGGGTCCTTGAGGAGAAGTCCCGTCTTGCAGTCTTAAAATCCCGGTGCTCATTATCCCATTCTCTCGAGTTGTCTCATCATTTTATACATTCTTTTTGCTCCTTGTCTGGCGTCACCGTTGCCTGCGCCTTTAACCGATTGCAAATTCATCACGAATTCACCGGGTTCCAGCAAAGCAGGAACAATGTCTCCATGGCTTCTTGCATTCATAATACCACCACGCTGGGCTCCCTGCACTTCTTCCTCAGTTTCTACCGGAATTTTTTCTGCATAAGGAAAACCGAGTGTATGGGTCGCAGCCGGAACATTTTCTTCACCGATCCGTTTTCCATACAGTTGGCCTTCTAAATAATTGGGATCCAATCCTTCCAGTCCCATGTCTATATCCAAAGGATGCTCTTTTTCATAGTCGCTCACGGCAGCGCTTTGTGATTGGGGAACCCTGTATCGGTATTGGTCATAAGCACCTTTCATTTTTGCATAAGCTGCCATTAATTCCATCAGGCTTTTAATTCCTCCACTGCTTCCAAAAATACCAGAGAGAAAATCACCCACACCAGTATCGCTAAGACCAAACAGGTCCTTGAGCCACGGGCCAACGCCTAAACCAAAAAGACCGCCTTTATCATCATCCCCTTCGTCTTCTTCGTCATTATCTCCCTCTTTTGCTTCATGCCAGACGCCATCTTTTATCACATAAATGACACCCCCACGTTGTATCCTTATACCTTCATTATGATCTTCGGGATTAGGAAGAGGCTTCCCGTTAGGGTCTTCACTTTCTCCTGTTCCGTAAACGCCATCTTCTTCTGTATCAGTGGTAGTAGTATCAGTGGTAGTAGTATCAGTGGTAGTAGTATCAGTGGTAGTAGTATCTTCCGCCGCTTCTGCTGCTGCCGCCGCTTCTGCTGCTGCGTCCTCGTCCGCTAATATTTCATTTACAGCACCAGCAATAACATCACCGATAATCGGAGCAATACCTCCCCACAAATCACTCATTATTTCTTTCCTCCTGTAGAAGAATCATCACCAAAGCCAAAAAAGGAAGCGAGTTTTGGTCCTAGTGTTCCTCCAAAAATTCCTGTGCTTCCGCCGCCACCGCCACCGGAACGCCCACCAACGCGATCAAACCCAAAAAAGTCCGCGAGCGCTGGTCCGGCTCGACCGCCAAAAACTCCTGTGCCTCTTTGAGCTGGAGTCAGATCCATTCCCACTCTACTCGCCCAACCGGCTGCCCGTGGTAAGAATGTTCCTCCCAAGGGGCCTGTACCTCCGCCACCGGTAATCCATTCCTGATGTGATGGTACTCCTCCCCTCGGTCCCCATTCTGTTAGCTTGGAAGCCAAATTTGCAAGCCGTGGGCCACCTGTTCCTCCAAGACCGCCTTGTTGTCCCGGTATTAGAGGCTGCATTTTATTCATTGCCCAGCCCGCAGGAAGCAGCCAAGGGAAAGCTGATGCAAGTTTTGTTAAGGCCAAAACACGTTGAGGATCTTCTCCCAAACCCTGCATTATCCCCAGACCCATTGGACCACTGGTACCAAAGCCCAGAAGACCTCCCTGATTAAAGGCTAAACCTCCTGCTGGTCCCAATGTGTTAAAAAGATTACTGATGCCTTCTCTTCGCACCGTATTAACAATCATCTGTCTTGCCATAGCGGGGTTTTTCGCGGCTATCATCGGAAGCGCCTTCATCATATTGGGATCAAGCATAATCCTTATTGAGATTATGTTTTTAAGCCATTGTTTTACGTAAGGATCCATTATTTCCGTTTCTTCCTTTTTACTTTACCGCCTTTCGTATAGCCGGACGCATATATCGCCCGGGCTTGTCTTTGCGCACCAGCTTTTGTCGGATAAACCTTTCCAGATGTGCCCCATTTATAGCCTCCTTTAACCTTGCGTATCGGCATTATGATATAGACACAGTGGTTGAGCCACTTGCCTGCACAGTTATTATTCCCAGTTCTCCCGTAGCACTCACTCCTTTTCCAGAAGGGGCATATAATATTTGCCACTTATCCCCATCATACACCTGAAGACATGTCTCTGTCAGGTTCCAAATGACATCACCGCGGTTAAATTGGTTCTGGTTCCGTATTGTATCAGTATATTGATAGGTTGCGGTTGGGTCAAAACTGTTCAGATTCAGTTCCAGAATGCGCACCAGACGGTTATACAACTCCGGTTCTACAGTGCCATTGGCCAAGGGTAAACGGGTTTCTAGCAATTTTGCCATTATCTTCTGCCATCCGGTCTGGTATTGAGCCGCATTGAGCCCAAGCGCCAGCCCACTCCGAGTCTTGCTCCGGCGTCTGCATCATCGTCGGATTCCAGCCGGACCACGGCTTGCCGCGCACGCCCGCGCAAATTGAGTTTGGTGGTGCTGGCAGTCACTGTATTGGTACTCTCCGTGGTAAAAGTTTCATTCGGGTAATTTCTCATTTTTAATACAAAATTGATAACTTGAGCTGAGCCACCGTCCCCGGTAAACAGGACATCGGGAATTGCTTGATGCATAAAGGTAAAATTATTGCCGCTTTGGTCCAAGGTAAAATCACTGGTTTCAATATACACATTGTCCATGGGCGAACCATCAGCATCATTGCCGGTTTCATGTTGGTAAATATAGTTATAAGTGTCAGTGCCTGTAGCTCTTGGGTAAGGCTGCACTCCTTCATCAAGCCATGCATATCGGGTCAGGTTGCCATAAGACCAAACCTGCTCTTGATAATTGTATGTTACAAACCGGTCAATTTCAGTGGAACTGTTGGAAGGATAATACCAGCCCACCTCATTAAACTGTCGGTTAAGGAAAGCAAAGATCTTGAAAACCTGTTCCTGATTTATGTCACTGAAAATGTAATTATGTACGGTACAAGGAACCCTGGAAACAGAGCCGCTATACAAATAAAAACCGGAACGGTCCATCCAGAAAACACCCGGAGGTGCGTTGACCGCAGCTTTGGGAGCTACCATACCAAGACCCTGATTTATTAAATTGGCACCAAAAGTGTAAGGAGGTCCGATGAACTGGACACTGTAAAGAGCGTCATCCGTCCAAATCAGTGTTTCCTGTCGCGAACGCAAGCCGCCAACGATCTGAGACCCTGCTGAAAGTCGCAGTGATCCAGAGGTATTGGTGTATTTGGGCTCCCATTCAGGTGCATTTTCCTGATCACACCAGCAAATGAACAGGGGATCAATGTTCCCTGTCCGTGCAGTTCCTGCCGCGTTAAGCGGATCGGCGCCAAGGGCTAAGATATGCCGGTCAATATCACTGACAATCAACTGAAAAGCCTTGGTGGGAACTAAATTGGCATTGGTTAAATCGCTAAAAGCAACTGCTCGGGTAGTTAGTCCGTTGTCCTGTGTCCAATAATAGAGGCCCCCTGATCTTGGGTTTATAAGCAAATCCTCACCAAAATTGTCCTGGGTCCATAGCCTAAGTTGAGAGGTATCAGACAAAGCTGCAACTTCTCCCCAGCCTCCAGTACCCCAAGTACTGGCTCCCCAACCAGAACCAGAAACATAATCATCCAAACCTACATTAATCTGATAAGCGCCAACTACACTGGAACCACCATTACCACTGTCACTACTGTTTGCGGTAACTGTATCGCCATCTGTGTCCTTAGCCTCAACGGTGTAACTGTTGGTGTTGACAATCGTAGCTATCTGGTATTCCTGATTTAAAACAGGGGCTGTAATCAGCCCACCTAAAGTTACTGCACCGCTAAAAGTGACAAAATCATTTTGAACCGCACCATGCGAAGTATCAGCTACAGTCAGGGTTGCATCACCATCACTGGCTGAAAAAGTTACATCCCCAGCAGATGTGGTGGCTCGAATCGGAGTAATGTCATTAAAGGTATTTCCCTCTTTAATATAGTATTTGTAAGTTGTGCCCACGCCTAAGTATTTAGTGCCCTCTAACGCAATCCACGCATGCAAAGCACGACCTATTCCAAGATAAGTTGTAATCTGTTCCTTGACCCAACCACCTATTTTTTCAGGAAAACCTTTCCTGAAACGGACTAAATTGACGTCAAACCAGCCTCCTTCATTACTAAAAGCGGTTCCTTCCCTATCAATTCCGGGCTTAAAATTATATTTGGAATAAGGCATTTATTTTTTCGTCTTGTTCATAAACCCGATAACTGAGCGCACCCCAAAGGATGCCGCCACAATCACCGATAAGGTTATTTGATACCAGCCTGGCATCGTTTCAAGTACCGCAAAACCTTCTTTTACATAAGGCACAAGAAAAGGGATAAAACAGCAAATTAATGGAATCGTAAAAATAATTGTAAGATATTCATCTTTCCAACTCGTTGAGCTGTTCTTCATCGCTTCCTGTTCCCATGAAGCGGCATTTGCTGCTTTAGCCTCGCCTTTGGCTATTTTTCCTTTAAGGAAAGTTGAACCGAGTTTGCCTATTAGTTTTAATGCTTCAATCATAATAAAGCCCCTTTGAGCATTTTTAAGGCTACAACATAAGGCAAATAATGAAACTTATGAAACTTGTAGCCATTGGTTTCCATTTCTTTTTTCTTAACCCACTTCTTAGTGCCGTTGTCAATGTACTTACCTTTATATTTCAACACCGCATGACGATTACCATTGACTTTGCAATGCCTGATTTTTGACTGCCTTTTAATCAGGCTCAAAAACATTCTCAAAATGTTTCTGCCTTTTAGATTGTATAAAACAGTCAGGGCATAATCTTCACAATCTCCCTTATAGGGTGGTTTTTTCATTATGCGCCAACGATCTCCTTTGTCTGGCGTATAAACAAAGCCATTGTTTAGTTCTTTTAATGCTTCAATCATTTCTGCTGCTACCTCCAATATAGAGCCCAAACCATGCTGCGCCAGCACCTATAATTACAGACACAAAAGCACTTTGGGCATTAGTGGGATCGGGTAGCTGCATGAACCATTCGGTGGTTCGATAAAAAGCTACACCGTAAAGAGTGATTAAAAGGCGAGGAAAAACCCGCCACTTGTCAAAGCCTTCTGCTAGGTTATACCATGTAGGAGACGCTGGATTTACTACAATTGTGGTCTGTTTTTTCTCGTTTGTGTCCATGTGTTAAAGCCATCCGAAAACCCTGAACATGTCCCACATTAAATAAGCAAAACATATCCAGAATCCCTTTCTGTAAAAGACATAATCATTGTACGCTTCTTTAGATATTTTTCCGTCTTTGTAAAACTTCTCCATCCATATGCCTAATCTCCCTTATTTTCGTTTGGTTGTTGTGTAGGCTTCATTGACATCAGGAGTTGATTTGTCATCACCAACATATTGCCCTTTTTTATCCCTTGCTCGGACTTTTTCTGTGTTAAAAATAAAGCGTTTTACAAACCATTCACTTAGCCCACAGTTCCAATAATTTCTTTTCATTTTTGTTTAGCTTTCCAAACATTGAAGGCACATATATCCAGCACCTTATAAAGTTTCTTTTTCCAGCCCTCTTGTGGTGTTGGTGTTACCGCAGTGACAATGCTGCTAATAGTTACAATAGCCATAAAAATAGCTATAATGTTTGCAATAATTTCCATAATCCTATCCTCTAATTATTTTCTAGTCGTTGGTCGATCTTTGCCTCCAACGCCTCCTTTTCTTCTTTGATTGCCTCCAGATGAGCCTTTAGCTCTTCATTATCTGGACTCGCGGCAACCAACTTTAAAAATTCATAATATTCCCTGTCCAATGTCCTTTTCTTCTCTACATCTATTCTAAGATGAATCTGGGACACCGACTGTTGCATTTCCTGTGCGCTCACATACCTGTCATCAACCGCCCACAATCCTGCAATTACTGCCAAAACAGTAGCAACAGAACCTAGGGTAATCTTGCTTCCCGTTTTCACTTATTCGTCAAAAAACCTGTCTTGTCAGAATACTTGCCATGCCACCGATCATGGAACATAGAGTCATTATTATCAAAATTTCCAGTCTCTTGATCCTATAAATCGTTTCACGCCAGCGTTCTGCACAAATAGCTTCATGCTTTTCTATTTTAGCGTCTACTTTAGCTATAGTTAGTTTTGCAGGCATTTTTACTCCTCGTCAGTGTCTAAAACCTCATCCGCTTTTTCTTGTGTTGATTTA